AATAATCGACTACGTCGAGCTGCCCGGAGACCCGGCGGACGCCCAAGTATGGGCAGCCCTCACCGATCTGCTGTCGACGCCAATTGCCACCGCCTGCGGGCGCGCGCTGCGCACCGAGGCCGCCGCCATCGATGCCGGTGGACACCGCACCGAAGCCGTCAAGGCGTTCGCGCGCGCCAGCTCCCTGCGCCGCCTGATGGTCATCTTCGGCGCCGTTCCAAACAATGCCCCAGTCATTAGCAAAGGCAAGATGCAAGAGATCAACTGGCGCGGGACCTACGACAAGACGGGCGTCATGATTTACCACGTCGGAACGGTCGCCGTCAAAAACGTCCTCTACGGCCGCCTGTCGACCGACGCCGAGAAGCGTACCGAGGATCGTCTGTGCCACTTCTCGGCGGACCTGCCGCCGGAATACTTCGCTGGCCTCGTCAGCGAGACCTACAACCCAGGAAAAAACCGATTCGAAAAGCGCCGCGGAGCGCGCAACGAACCGCTTGATACCTGGGTTTATGCCTACGCCGCCACACATCACCCAGAACTGCGCCTGCACAAGTGGCGCATCGCTGACTGGGACCGCCGAGCCGCCGCCCTGCTCGCCCAATCCACGCGCCAGGCGCCCGTCGAAACAGCCGGCGAGGCGCAACAGCCGTCGGCGGCGGCGCCTACGCCAAGCGCCACGGCCGCCCGCCCACCCTTGCGCCGATATGGACGGATAGGCCGCTACTGATCATGCCAACGAAGCTCGAAGCCATGTTGAGAACCCTTACTGACGTCATCCGACGGTCGCTCGCCGAAGGCCACACGATCGAAGAAGCCGTGCGCCTCGGCGAGCTCGCCGTGCGGCGAGAGTATCCCGGAGAGCGCCCCTATATCGCGCGCCTCCCCAAAATGCAACACCTTCACGACCTGCAGTCGCTCGGCACCGGAGAAATCTCTTCGAAGCAAGCCGCCAGAGCCCTCGGCGTATCCTGCAGAACCCTATTCAGACTAAGGAAAGGGCAATAACTGGGCAGTCTGCAGAGTTTCCAAACAGTTCCGTGGAGTGCCATTTTTTGCCTTAACTTTTTCGTCCACGTTCGCCAGACTGCCAACGAGCGAATCTCGAACCTTGCCATACCCGTCCCATGACCACCACCTTTCCCGCCGCGCTGGACAGTCTCAGCAACCCGGCAGCCTCCGATGCCAGGATCGGCCACGCCGCGCTGCACGGCGACGTCAACGACGCGATCGAAGCCATTGAAGAGGTAATCGGAACAACCGCAAGCCCTGTCCTCGCGCGCCTCGGAGGCGTCGCAGGCGGGCAAACCCTCGTCGGTGGAACGTTGGCGGGAGAAGCGCTGACTCTGCGATCGACAGGGCATGCCACGAAGGGCAAGATACTCTTTGGCGCCTGGTCCGGATACGACGAAGCCAACGTCCGGCTCGGAATAGGCACGGCAAATCCAGGCGCTCGGATCCACGCGTTTTCCACAACCGAGCAATTGCGTCTGGCCTACGACGCCTCCAACTACCTGAGTGCCACGGTGTCAAGTAGCGGATCCGTGACGCTTGCGCCGACCGGAGGAAACGTCACGATTCAGGGAACCTGCACGCACAGCCTGACCGACGCCACGACCAGCGCTCCAGTCACTGTCGAGTCGCTGATCAAAAATGTCACCGGCGCTGGCGTTGGCGCCGCTGGCCTCGGGCCACGTCTCCTCTTCGGCGCCGAGTCGAGCACGACGCCAGATACCACGCAGGCCGACATCACCGCCACGTGGACCGACGCTACGCATGCCGTGCGCAAGACTCGCCTGGCGCTATCCGCCTGGGATACGGCCGCGCGCGAAGGTCTTCGTATCGAAGCCGATGGCAGCGTCCCCCGCCTCGGGTTTTTCGGTGCCACGGCCGTGGTCAAGCCGACCGCGTTGACCACGCAGTTGACCACGCTGACCTACACCGCGCCAGGTACGCCGGACTATGCAATTTCCGACGTAACGCAGACATCGCCATGGGGCTTCGCCTCCGGCGATGAGGCCCGCACCGTGCTGTCTGTCATCAAAAATCTTCAGGATCGTGTGGCGCAGCTCGAAAACAAGCTGCAAGGTCTTGGCTTGCTCACTTAATCGATTTTTTGGAGTATGACAATGGGTACTCGGCAGCAGGACTACATCAGCGGAGCGCGCGCCGCCAATCGCAAGATCTGGGAGGGAATCAACGATCTCGCTGCGGCGCAACGCGAGTGGAACGCCCTTGACTACGGCACCACCTTGCCAACAGGCGAGGGCGCCAACGAAGGCATTCAGAAAGCCATGGTCGGTGCCGTCGTTTTCGACACGGCAAATGCGCTGGTCGCTCTGCTCAATACCGGCCACGCGACGAACATGGCGAAGCTGCTCTAACCTATTCCCGTTACAGACCGGAATCCCATGTCCAGCGTCGCCTACGACGACCCCGCCGACATCTACGACAACGCCCTCGACACCTACGACGGCGGGCGTTCGTCGGTGCCGATCGCCGACCCGCGCTATACCCTGATCATGGCCACGCCGAGCACCATCCTATACGCCGCCTCCGCCGACTGGCGGATCGTCATCCGATGACCACGCAGATGCTCTCGGCGAAAGACCCCGCCGAGCAGATCGCCGTCACGTTCGACTTTTCGGCCGGCATCATCGGTGGCGAGACCATCACAGGAACGCCATCCGTCACCGCTTCGGCCACCGGCGGATCGGACACCTCGCCTTCAGCGATCCTCTCTGGTGCGCCTCTTGTCTCCGGCAGTCTCGTCATGCAAACCGTCGTCGGCGGCCTCGACGGGTCGACCTACAAGCTCCGCTGCCTCATCACTCTGACGCCCAGCAACCGCAAGCTGGTGCTTGCCGGACTGCTCCCGGTCGTCACCGCCTAAGATGCCAATGAATGAAATAGCCACCACGGAACCGAGCCGACTGCGCGTCGGAGACACATGGAAGTGGAAGCGCACGCTAGCCGACTACCCGGCTGGCGACTGGGTGCTCAAGTACCGATTCAAGCACCCGACCGCCGTCGGATTCGAAATCATCTCCGCCGCGTCCGGGCCCGATCACGCCGTCACCGTTCCGGCCGCTACCAGCGCCGGCTACGCCCCAGGAGACTGGTCCTGGCAGGCCTGGGTCGAAGGGGGAGACGCCGAGAAATACACCATCGGCGCCGGATACACCACCCTCGATTCAGACTACCGGTCAGGCGTCGCCGCCACCTCTCTGGACGGTCGCAGTCACGCCCGCAGGACGCTGTGCGCGATCGAGTCATGGATCGAGAGGCGCAACCCAGGCGTCGAGTCCTACGAGATCGCCGGCCGGCAGATGCGCTACATTCCCATCGCTGAGCTGCTCCGGTTACGTCAGTATTACAAGGTCGAAGTCGACAATGAAGAGGCCGCTGTCCGCCTCTCGGCTGGCCTCGCCAAGCCCAATCGGATCCAGTTTCGCGTATGACCAAGCGCCTGCCATTCACGGCCCGCCTGCGCGGCGCCTGGCTCGCGCTCACCGGCAAGCGCGAAGACCACTTTGCCGCCACCTACGGCACAGGTCAAGTAGCCGGATTTGCCGGCGGCGCGGTCGGGCGGCTCACGTCCAGCCTCGCCACCTGGTCGGGATCCGTGAATGCCGATCTCGACCTGGCGTTGCCCGTCCTGCGCGCCCGCGCCCGCTCGCTTGCCGCCAACAACGAGCATGGGAAGCGGTTCCTTGGGA